ATTACAGGTAGTGTAGAAAATGGGGTATTGGAAGTGATTTTACCAAAAAGTAAAAAAAAGGCCATTGAACGTTTAATTTCAATTAATTAAACTTGAACCCTCCTAAACGGAGGGTTTTTTATTTGATATTTATTATGTATATTATCTAAAAATAGAATTATGGCAATATTATCAGAAAAAATAGAAGGTAAGCTAATCAATGTAACTTTTGAATCAACAAACCTTAAAGAAGCGTCATATAACACTGAAAATGAGGTATTGACGATTACTTTCAATAATGGCTCTATTTATGATTATAATAAAGTTCCTTGGAGTAAATTCACTAAATTCAGAATGGCTGAATCCCACGGAAAACACTTTAACGAAAACATCGCTAAAGCGCACGATTATAAGAAAGTAAAATGAGTCTATTTGAAGAACTAATTGAAGACAACGAAGATGATAAGAAAATCTTAAAATCTTTTAAAACCAAAGATTCTTTGTCTGATAACATATTTGAGTTATCAAATAAAGAATATATTATGCGACCAGAAATCAGGAAAAAACTTCTTGAGATATCTGATGATTTTATAGAAACATTAGGTGTTAAATTTTTTATACACGATATAGTTCTAACAGGTTCGCTTGCTAATTACAATTGGTCCAATTATTCGGACGTTGATTTACATATTCTTATTGATTACGAAGAAACAAAATTCAATCTTGATTTGATTAAAGAATTTTTTGATGCAAAGAAAAACATATGGAACGAAAAACATGATGTTATCATCAAAGGATTTGATGTAGAAATCTACGTTCAAGATATTAGTGAAGAACACGTTTCTTCAGGTGTTTATTCTATATTACATAACAAATGGATCGTTGTTCCTGAGAAAAATAAAGTTAATATTGATGACAGAAAAATCATAGAAAAAGGTGATGAATTCGCATCTAATATCGAACGATTAGTTAAAAAAGCAGCTAAAGGTATTGATGTTTTAAAAGAAATTGAAGACCTTAGACAAAAATTGAAAAAATTCAGACAATCTGGTTTGGAATCAGGTGGTGAATTTTCTTATGAGAACTTAACATTCAAATTATTAAGGAGAAATGGGTCAATTGAAAAGTTATTAAATTTAAAAAATCAAATTGTAGATAAAAAATTGTCCTTACCACAATAAACAACCTTATTTTTTTCCCGATATCTTTATATTTATAGGATAAGAATAAGTATACTTAACAAAAAAAACAAAATGTCAGACTTAAAACCACTTGGTAGCGAGAAACTTAACGGAGATGAAAAATTAAAAAGAATTCTCGAACTAACCTACTATAATACAAATAAAAAAACACAATCAGCTAAAGCTGAATTGGTTAAAGAATCCAAAAATGGTGGCGTTTATGCTATTGTTAAAGAAAAGGATTCATATTATGTAAAACAAGGTTTAAATGAATCTTCTTTAGATTATATAGGTGGAATGTATATGAAGAATAAAAACAAATTCTCTTCGTATGCTGAAGCTCTTAAAAGACTTGAATTGATTAAAGGACAAGAAGAATTAATCAACGAAACAAAATATCTTTTAAAGAAATCAAAAGATACAGATGAGGCTGCTTCTCAAGCTGCTATGCCTCCTGCACCGGAAGAAGCACCAGCGTTACCTGCACCTGCCCCTGATGATATGGGTGGAGCACCTGCTGACGATATGGGCGGACAACCTGCACCTGATGATATGGGTGGAGCACCAGATGCTGATGCTGCACCAGATGCAAATATGGGTAATGATAAAGGTGAACAAGGAGCTGATGATGAATACGAATATATGGGCCAAATCCATAAATTTTGTGGTAAATTACAAGAGGAATTAAGAAAACAAGATAAGAAATTAGAAAGTAAAGACATCAAGTGGGTTTTGAATATGATCATCTCTTCTTTGGATTTAGATAAGTTAGAAGACAAAGATTTAGAGGAAATTGCTGATAAATTTGATCGCGATGAAATTCACAATGGAGATAAAGGTGGAGAAGAAGAAACACCTGCAGAACCATCAGGTGAAGAACCATCTTCAGATGAGGAGATTGGTGAAGAATATGATGCTATGAAAGCACTTGAAGAATTCGTGGATGGCCCTATGGATGAAACTGATATGAGTGAATATCTACCTGAGGAAAAACACGAACACGATGAAGAAATGACTATCGACTTAGATGAAATAAAAAAAGATATTAACGATAGTATCAATCAAGCGTTACACAAATATTTTAAGTAAAATGCGTTTAATCTATGTTAATGAAATCGGTGCAGACTATAAAGGTCAAAAACAGTATGAATTTATATTCAGTACTAGTACCGAAATTGATATGGATGAATGGTTTGTAATTCCTGCTTCCGCATCATCAAGACCAAAATCACCTGAAATAGAATACATAGATTTAGTTGGTTTATTAAAAAATACAGATTTAGATATGGAACTAGTTCAAAATTCCGATTATTTTGGGGTTATTGATGCTGTAGATGGTGTTGTAGCTTTAGCTTGGCAAAAATTTGACATATCAATCGATGAACAAAGACTTACTTTTAAGTTTGGGGAATCAATCGATAGTGTAAATAAAAAATTAAAAAATAAAGGTTTCGCTCTTCAAATTGAAGAGATAAAAACAAACGATATATGAAAAGAAATGAAATAGTAAGTAGATTAATCAAAGAAGGATTTTCAGAAAAAACATTGGTTAATTTCTCAGATAAACAATTAGCTAACTTGTCAGAAAGAATGTTCAATGAAGTATTGAAAGTTTCACCAGATAAATTAGGTGATGAGAATGTTAAAGCAGCAGTACAAGACCCTGATAGTGAAGTTGAGGTTGAAGAAAACGCATTTATAGGTAACAAAAAAGCTTGTAAAGTTTGTAAAATGAGTCCTTGTAAGTGTGGTAAAGAAAAAAAACCAAAAGAAACTAAAGAAGGCAATGCATTTGGTAAAAAAATAGCAGATGCTAAAAAAGAAGGTAAACCTTCAATCGAGATTGGTGGTAAAAAAGTGGAAGTTAAAGAAACTGCAGGTGAACCATTCGAAAAGAAAGTAAAAGGAGTTGGTAAAAAATTGGAAGCAACTGAAGAAGATAAAAAATGGATTCAAAAAGCCATAAAACACCCTGGTAAATTACATAAAGATTTAGGAGTTCCTAAAGACGAAAAAATTCCTGCAGCTAAATTAGATGCAGCAGCAAAAAAAGGTGGTAAAATTGGTAAAGAAGCAAGATTAGCTAAAACTTTAAAAGGTTTACACGAATCTGATTCAGGTTTGAATGCTAAACGTAACTTACATTTTGAATTAAAAGAAGCAGGAGTATCTGAAAAAGATCTTGAATCTAAAGATATTAACGAATTAGCTGAAAAGCATTCAAATAATCCATATGTAAAAAGTGCTCACGATTATTACAAAAGAATCAATAATAAGTCAATGAGTATGACAGGGAAAGATACTGAAATGAAAGAATGGGTTATGACTTTAGCTGAAAATAAATTATATCATAGTTTCACATCAAAAGGAGAAATTATGAATTTAATTAAAACTAAATTAAACGAATCTAAAAAATAATTTTATTATTTGTATTTTTTCAGTATTTTTACAAAAATTACACTTATGAAAAATATTTTTAATGATGGAGGAACTAAAACAGCTCCATCTAAACCCAAAGTAAAACCAGGTACAAGGGAGGTTCCAAAAAAACCAAGTACCCCTTATAAACCCGGAACTGGCCCAAAACACAAACCAAAAGCATAATTTTCCTAAAAAAATTAGGATATTTCAAAAAACATCGTTACATTTGTAAAAATATATTACAATGGCGATGTTTTTTAATTCTGAAGATAGACCCGATCAGGGTATAATAGCTAAATTAGCTGTCAACAATACTCCTCTTACAAAAATTCCTTTTCCAAAGAATTTTACTGAACCGTACATAAATTACCAAGAACTTTTAGCATCCGAAAGATACAAACAAGTAATTGAGAACGTAAGAAAATATACGGACATAACTGATGTGTATAAAGGTATGAATCGAAATATGCAAATTAGTTTGAGCGAAATGATGGATGCATATCAAAGGGTTGCTACTATTGAAAGTTTTCATATACCTGAATTAGAAAAGTTAGCAGTCAAAATTGTATTGAATGAAATGGGTATTCCTGAAGGAGCTATCGAAATTGATGCCAAAATTATTCAGTATGGTCAAATTGATACAAATGATTTCAATAAAGAAAATATTAGTGAATTAGACAATAATCCTGTTGAAGTTAATATAGACGACAATACCCCTGAAATTCCAAGAGAGTTTGATGAAGAAGAATTAAATTTAGAAAGAGCCAAAAGAAGATTGATAAATGCAATAATACAAGGCGCATCTAAAAGAGGTCATTATATGTACCATTTAGCATATGATGAGTTGATGGAGATATTTGGTTCTGAGTATTTGATGAAATATTACGGTATTATGATGTCCATCAATGATTTGAATTATTGGCAGATGAGCGATAATATGATTGGAGGTTTAAGTAACAGTGTGGCCGGAAAATGTGAAGTACAAAGACCATCGGAAAATGAAGAAGAATCTGAAGAAGAACCAACTGCAAAAATTATAGTGAGAGGTATAACTTTTCCTGTTTTACTTCACGAATTGATTAAAGGTATTATGGAATTATTTTCACACCAAGGAGAGCCAAATGATAAAGAATTGTTTATAGAAGTGATGAAGTTCGAAGATACATTGGAAAAAGAAATGTGGGATTTGAGACTTGGTGCACCTATTTGGGATAAAATTCGTTCTCAGTTTCCCGATGATTTAATGGAAGAAGAAAATAAAGAATTACAGAACTATCTATTAGTTGATTTATTTAAGTTACCAGCAAAAGAGTTTCTAATGGTAATGAGGGAAATTCTTTCCGAATCAGATAAAGGAAAAAAATTACTGAATGATATGCTGAATATTATAAATAAGAGACTACGAGAAGAAGATTATGAAGATATAATATCTAAATTCCAAACAGATGTAGATGGTTTAGATGATGATGAATAAATACAAAGACGGTTTTAACCGTCTTTTTTTGTATTTATAGGTATATGAATAGTAAAATAGAACAGTTAAAAGAGTTGGCTCGTATTATGAAAGATACGCCATACGCTTTAAGAACATACCTTCAGACATATGATAATACACAGAAGAAATATGTTCCAATGGATTTGTTTGAAGACCAAGTACAACTTATCCAAGATTACGAAAATTACAACGAAAATATCACAAGAAAATACAGACAAGCGGGGGTTACTACTGTAACTGCAGCTTGGTTATCTAAAAAATTACAATTAGCTAAACCTGAGAATCCTGAAAGAGTATTGCTTATCGCGAATAAGCGTGATACTGCGGTGGAAATGGCTAATAAGATTAGAAACTTTTTAGATCAATGGCCTGAATGGATTAATGTAGGATTTTCAGCAGATAAGAACTCAGAAAGTAGATTTAGACTTAATAATGGTTGTGAGGTTAAAGCCGTCGCAACATCACCCGATGCATTACGTGGTTATACACCAACAATACTTGTATTTGACGAGGCTGCACACATCGAAGCTGGAGAAGATTTCTGGTCAGCATCTATGGCGTCATTATCAACGGGAGGTAAAATTATATTAATATCAACACCTAATGGCTATGATCCGATTTATTATGCGGTATATGATCAAGCAATCAGAGGGTTGAATGATTTTCATATTACAGATTTAAGATGGTTTAAAGATCCTCGTTATACAAAAGATTTACGTTGGGTAAAATGTCAAGACATTTGTCATTATATGTTGAATAGAGAGCAATATAACGATGATGAAGTTGTGTTACATGATTTTGACATCAAAGAATATAACAAATTATTGGAGGATGGTTATAAACCATTTTCATCGTGGTTTGAATCAATGTCTAAGAAATTCAAATATGATAGACGTAAGATTGCTCAAGAGTTGGAATGTGACTTTTTGGGTTCAGGAGACGGTGTAATTCCTGGTGATGTTCAAGAGAACATTGCAAAAAATATGATACGTGTACCCATTGAAAAATATATGCAAGGTACAATGTGGCAATGGAAAGAACCAGTACAAGGACATCGATACATTATGGGTGTAGATGTGAGTAGAGGTGATAGTGAAGATTTCTCATCAATTAATATTGTTGATTTCGATGATAGAGAACAAGTG